CCACTTCAATGAGATTGTTGATTATTATAATGAATGGCCCATGGAACAAGAATCACTCGTTCAGTATATTGTAAATACTTATGACGATCCGTATGCAAGACACCACAGTGTAAGTATTCAGACAGGGAATTTTGTTCAGGTTGAACACCCTGCTTATGACAGATTGGATGTTAGCAATTACGAATATGAAACAGAAGTGAACGATGAAAAGAGAAGTATTCGTTTGATTCGAACAGACTATATTGGTGATTATGTCAATATGCATGACGAGGAAGCTGAAAGGCTATGAAGTATACACAAAATGGTTCGTATGTTCTTAAAAAGTTAGAACTGCAATTTGATGATGGTGTTGCTCATAACCTGATACCATTGTTTATGGATGTTTCTATCTATGAATCCATGTTCAGTGTTGGTATGTCTGGAAATATCACAATCATGGATACCAATTCAATTTACAATGAAAACTTTCTAGGCAACGGGGAAAGAATTGAGATTGTTTTTGAAACATCTGGAACCAACAAAGAAATTTCAGTCAGTGGAATTGTGTATAAGTGTTCACCACCAACACGTATTAACGAACACACATCGGGATTGCTTTTAAATTTTTGTTCAGATGAAATTATTAACAATTCAAGAACACGAGTCACCAAATCATATAATGATGTGTGTTCTAATATTGTCAAGTCTCTTCATGAAAAAATTTCGACTAAGAAATTGATAAGCGTAGAAACAAAAGAAATTAATCACTTTGTAGGGGCTAATCAAAACCCGATTCAGGTCATTGCTAATTTGTCGCGCCGTTCCATGTCAGTTAACAATGAAGGCGGGTATCTTTACTTTGAGAACAATCAACAATTTTGTTATTTGCCTATTGAATATTTGTACAAGCAAGACCCAGTAACACAGTACAAATATAAGACAGCCAACATTTATTATGATGTTTCAAAAAAAGAAGAAGAATCATTTTCAGCCATTCAAGATTATTCTATTATTGATGTCCCTGATTTCATGCAACAGATTGATGATGGTGTGTTGGGTTCAAGTAGCACAAACTTAAATTTGCTTGAAAAAAGCTTCTACAAAAGTGAATATGACAATATAAGCCAGTTTAACAAAACAAATTCGCTGGCAAAGACTCCAAACCTTAATAATGAGCTTGTAAATAACAAGAACACAGACAAACTTTATACCTATGTTGATGATTTTCAGAAACCTTTTCAGAACTTTAGGTTAAAAAATATCAACACTATTTTAAACACACAGAGATATGCGGCAAGAATAACCGTGTTTGGTGATACAAACAACGCGTGTGGAAGCATCATTATTTGTGCTTTGCCAGTGTGGGGTACAGAAGCTAACAAAGGAAAAATCCCAGACCCGTATTCTGGTAAGTTTCTTGTAGCTGAAATAAAACACACACTAAAAAGAACTCAATACACACAAACTATGAAATTAGTTAAAGACGCATTTGAGGTTGGTAAATGATAGGAACGCCGTTTATTCCATTCTGGGGCTTTGTAGAGGACGTGAACGACCCAGAAAAATTAGGTAGAGTTCGGGTCAGGGTTGTCAGTTATCACTCTGAAAACCCTTCTGAGCTACCCACAAGCCAGTTGAAATGGTTTATGTGCGTTGTTAATAACTCAGAATCACAAGGTGGCATTGGCACAAACCCAAAATACAACATCGGGTCTTTGGTGTTTGGTTATTTCATTGATCAGACATTACAAAACGGAATGATCATTGGTTCGTTGAACGGTATGCCTAATGGTGTGAACGATATCAACAAGCTCGCCAGAAATGAAGACACTGATCAGACCATCATCAAAGAAAAGAAAGCCAACACAATAAAAGATGTTGGAATTGTTGGTGGTGGGTCATGGACAGAACCACAAACACCTTACAACACAACTTACCCTAATAACAAGGTAACTCAATCCAACAGTGGTCATGTGACTGAGTGTGACGATACTGAGGGGGCAGAACGGTTGCATGTATACCATCGGTCAGGGTCTTTCTATGAACTACACCCAGATGGCTCACAAGTGGTTAGGATCGTAAAAGATAACTACAGCATCACAGCAGGGGATAATTTTCTCTACGTAGATGGTGATATCAACATGAGCGTGAGTGGAAATCTCAATCAACACATTTCTGGCGATCACAATATTCAAGTCGATGGAAACAAAACAGAAGTAGTTCTTGGCGACTTTAAACAAAGCATTGGTAAATCTCTTACAAGTCTTGCAGGTGGTGGAATAGGTTTGGATGCTTCCACAATAGACCTTAACAGTGGTGTAGCAAGCGGAAATGGTTCTATTCCTATTATTCTGCCCGCTGAGTACAGCTTAGAATCAGCAGGTGCTGTTATAAAGAGAGCAGGTAGGTTTGCGGCATTAGACGAACCAGCAGAAATTGGTTCGACACCAGCAAATTTCCCAGAAGACAATGCACCAAAATCTTTTGATGGGTCAGTTAAAAAAGAAGGCGTAGCACAGGGACAACAAAAAACTGTAGAGCTTTTGTTATGCTCTACAGATATCAGTTCTGGGATTACAGCGTCACAAAAATTAGCAGGGACACAGTTTACTATTGGTGAATTATCAAGTGGTGCATTATTTGCACATACTATACGCGATCAAGCAGGATTCACTAAGCAAGAAATTGTGTGTAATTTGGAAGCATTGGCTGTGAACATCTTGCAACCTCTATATAATAAGTTTGGAAAATTCAAAATTAATAGTGGTTTCAGGGTTGGTTCAGGTCGATCACAACACGAACTTGGTCAAGCCGTAGATATTCAGGAACCATCATGGAGTTTTGAAAAATACCTAGAGGTCGCTGAATGGATTGCTGAGAACTTGAGTCCAGACCAAATAATCATCGAACACGGAAATGGAATTTGGTTGCATATTGCATATAATGGAAACTCTAACACACAGCGCGGCTCTGCTTTGACCATGATTAATGGCAATTATCAACAGGGATTAAAAATATATTATGTTTGAATATGAGTGGTCACACATATCACAAATTGCAACCATTGATTCTGGTGATTCTATTTCATTCACAATCTTTGTAGAGCGTATTGAAGTTGATGCTATTACTATGGTAGAAACTAGAACCAAGTTAGATGTTACCTATGAACCAATCATAAACGAACCACAAAGACTTGAAGAGCTTCCAGAGACTGTTTCAGTATCTGATGATGGAGTAGAAGTTATTATGTCAGGGATTGTAGATGCTCAGGCTTACTTTACTGACATGGCATATTCTGTTGATGGTGATTCAAGGACGGTGCAGAATATTTCTGATATACCAAGCGGTGCCAAAGTTCATAAGCTAATACCTAGCAGTGAAGAGTATAAATACTATATGTGGAAGGTCTTTGCTAATGACGCAGAAGACGATGATCTTTTGGTTGAGCGAACATTCACATTGAAAGCCCGAATTACATGGGATGCAGCAAACAAAACAATCAAGAAATTGGCAAGCGAGATAGTATGACATTACCTGTAGCACAATTTGGTGGTTTATGCTCAGGCCACCAAACTTTTCCACCTAGACCAAACGCAGAGGCCAGTTCTGATGTGTTTGCAAACGGTATTGGTATTCAGCGGTTTGGTGATGCTTATAGTGGACATTGTTCGCCAAAAGGGAACTGTCATGTTTCATCATTGTCAAGTGGTTCTTCGTCTGTTTTTGTTAACGGAAAACCCATGGGCAGAATTGGTGATTCAATCGGATGTGGTTCAGTGGTGGCAGAAGGCTCACAAAATGTTTTTGCAGGATAATAATAATGATTTTTAAAAGCTCACGAAAAGATATTGATCTCTCGTTTACTGTTCATCCACTAACAGGTGATCTGGCTACCAAGTCTGGTGTGGCTGCAATCAATCAGTCGCTTCGAAACATTGTACTCACTAATTTTTACGAACGTGGGTATTTTGTGGAGTACGGAACAAATGTAAAATCTTCTTTGTTTGAAAATAATGTAGGTGATGTATTTTTTCAGGGTATTCGACAAAACGTTATTCGTGCTATTGAAAACTTTGAACCGCAAGTAGAAATTATTGAGGTTGAAGTTTTCACTCCTGATGACCCTAACGCAATCACCATAAACATTTATTATTCTGTTATAAATACATTAGAAGAACAACAATTAAGCATTAATTTTTAAAAAAGGTATATCATGGCTAACCAACTTAATGTCACATCTTTGGACACCGAAGACTTAAAACAAAGTCTTATTAGGTTTGTTCAAGAAAAACCTGAGTTCTCAGACATTGATTATGAAGGTTCAGCTATCAACACCATTGTTGATCTTTTGGTTTATAACACAAGCTTTACTTCGTATCAAGCGAATATGGTTGCCAACGAGTCTTTTCTAGATACGGCACAAATTCGAAGAAACGTGGTATCACACGCACAAAAATTGTCCTATGTTCCAAAATCAACCACAGCTTCACGACTCATTTGTGATATTGAAGTTATTCCTGTACAAAAAACCAACATCCCTACCTCTATTGTCATGGATGCTGGCACACAATTTATTGCATCAAGCGACAACGTTTCATTCACATTCATTAACAATGCAGCTTATGTTCTTTCATATTCAAATGTTTCTCAGTCTTACAAAGCATTCAATGTAGACTTATATCAGGGACAACGTATCACAGAACGATACACATATGCTAGTGAGTCTATTAATCTTTCTAATACAAATGCTGACACAGCAACAATGTTGATCAATGTTAACTCTACGCCTTACACAAAGGCCACAAGCATTGATGAATTTAGTAATATAGCATTGGTTTATTTTTTGGGAGAAAACCAGTACACACAGCCTGTTATTGAGTTTGGTAAAAATATTCTAGGTCTTGAGCCTAATGATGGTGATATCGTTACCATCACCTATATTGCAACCGAACAAGACAATGCAAATGGACTGAGCAACTTGGTTCCAGCATCAACTATATCTGGATACAGCAACATCGTAACCACAGTGACAACGGCAGCATATGGTGGGTCAGAAAGAGAAGATATTGATAGCATCCGTTTTCAAGCGCCAAAAATATATCAAGCACAAGACAGGGCTTTAACAGATACTGATTATATTCCTATCTTAAAAACAAGATTTTCTTTTATTAAGTCTGCTATTGCGTGGGGTGGAGAAACAAATATTCCACCAGCTTATGGAACGGTATTTATTTCTATCTTGAGTGATAGTGGTCAAATCACAACATCCGTTAAGCAACAGATGGTTTCTTTTCTTTCAACAAAGAATGTTGGTTCTGTAACACCCACTATTGTTGACCCTGATATATTCCATGCCAATCTAAACATAATTTTTTCTTATGACAACAGACGCACTAACTTGAGCTTTTCAAGCCTTGTGGCTGCTATTAAAAATGTGGTCACAGAATACAATGAAGAAATATCCGATTTTGGTTTGTTTCTAAACCCATCGGAATTGATTTCAAGAATCAAGATGATTTCTGGTATTACCAGCGTAGACATTAATAAACTTGTTTACAAAGATGTGAATGTTTTAAACTTTGAAAATCCTTTGTACTCAGTAAAGTTTAAAAATGAAATCCATGTTGGATCATTGGCTATTGATGGATTTTCTGTAGCTAACAATTCAACAGAAACAAAAGTATATGATGACAAGTTGGGTAATGTATTTTTGTCTTATGTAGATAGCTCATCAATAACCAGAGTTTCTAACATAGGTACAATTGATTACAAAACGGGTGAAGTTGAATTTGCTCTGAACATAATTGATGGAACAGAAAGTCTACGAGTTTTTGTTCGGCCATTACAAGATAATTTTTACGTCAATCAGAGTCAGATTATTAGTATTGACCAAACAGATATTGACCTAATCCAAATCACCACAAGAGGCACTTAATACATGCCTAGTATAAAAGATAACATTTTATCACAAATACCCAGTCATATTGTTGAGAGCTATCCAAGGTTCTTAGACTTTATCGCCGCGTATTATGAGTGGTTGTCACAAGATGGAAATCCCTATGCAACTATTAGGGATCACCTTGATTACATGTCTTTTGAAAAGACGCTGGATTCTTATGTAGAACACATGAAAAACGAATATCTTACTGATATTCCTGATAGTGTGTTGTTGGATAAAGAATTGTTCATCAAGTGGTCAAAAGATTTTAACTTGGCTCGTGGTTCCCATGAGTCTTATAAGTTTTTGTTCAAGACTTTGTTTAACGAACAAACTACAGAAATCTACGTTCCAAAAGACAACATTCTGAAAACCAGTGACGGTGAGTGGAATTCTGGCGAATCTTTGATTTATGTAACGTTCAATGCGAATAACTTTGAACAGTTTCAATTTCAGTTGATAACTCAAACACGCCCTATCTATCAAGACATCGTAGAGGTTGCCACAGCTTCTGTGCAGGGTGTTAAGACAAGATATGTAGGTCGATACGTGGTAACTGAACTGACGCTCTCAGGGATCAGTGGAGAGTTTAAAGAGGGGTTCCCAATTGAGACAGAACTTGGTGCTAGTGAATGGCTTATCCCTGTTGTCAACAATGTTGACATCACAGATTCAGGAAGTGGCCACCAAATCGGCCAAAGAATCCTTATTGATGGAATGACCACCAACGAAATTGTTAGATTGGCTTCTGTAGATGGTTCTTTTGACACAAGAATAACTTCATTCTTTAACAAAAACGATGCGACTGTTTACATTAACGATGTGGCCACAACCAACTATCTTTACGATGGTCGATTCATTGTCAGTGATGATATTAGTCAATCGGATGAAATAAAACTGGTTATACCTGCTTATCAGGGGTATATCGTTATTGACAGCATAGATGAATCACAGGGTGTGAAAACAATTGACATTCTGGATTTACCGATTGGAAAGAATGCCACGTACACTCTTTCTACTGATGTGTCAAGTAGTTCTTTTTCGGGTACGCCTGAATTTGGTCTTGTCAAGTCTGTCAAAGGATATTACAGCGGAACCAAAGGTCAGTTATCCTCTAACATGTATCTTCAAGATAGCTTCTTTTACCAGAACTATTCTTACGCCATTAGAACACAACAAGATTTCTTGGCATATGCAGACATCGTAAAACAAGTCTTGCATCCAGCGGGTTTCTTGTTGTTTGGTCAGTTGAGCTATCTCAGTGTTATTGAATTGATTTTACAATATCAAGATGACATTGAAATTCCTAACACAGTTCAGACTATTTTACCTAAATATGGTTTGGGTGGCAATTATAACTTTATAAATAGGTTTAAGGACAAAGCTTCTATTAGATTGTATCGACAGTCTTTCTTTGACGCACTGGATCAGGACTATTTAAACGGTGAAACCGGATATGATCTTGAATCAAAATTCTTAGCAGATCGTATTGCAAGCTATGAATATCCCAACAAGAAAGGTTGGATGAGTAAATCAAATTTAGCTGATTACTTTCTTTACGTACCTCAAGAATACACAGAGGAAACAGAAAGCGGTATACAATATTTTGAAACTGGCTATACATCCGAAAGAGATTAGTTAATTCGTTATAAATAAGTGTATGAACATAAAGGATAGAGAATAGATATGTCAACAGCATCAAACGTAACATTAAGAACTGATATTGGTCGCCCTCTTTTTTATGAGGAACTTGATACTAATTTTCAAGAACTGAAATATGTTATTGTTGAGTCTAATGAGCATATTGCCTCAACTACAGCCCATGACGCTTCGGATATTGTTTACTCTAATATTAATCTGGGGGCAAGCAATGTTGAAGAAGCTCTTGATTCTTTGGGTGTTAAGAATAATCTTTCCGCTACTTCTGATCCAACGGTTAACAATGATACCTCAGAAGGGTATGCAGCATTTTCACGTTGGGTCAATACATCAACCACCGAATGCTTTTTGTGTCTTGATTCAGCTAATGCTGCGGCTGTATGGGTCAAGTCATCACTTACATTAGATGAACTAGGAACAGCCGCGCTTTCTGACATGGGTGTTAGTGCTTCACAAATCAGAACAAACACGCAAAATGAAACTTTATTCTTATCTGAAACTGATGTTGGTAGTGCTGCTTTTGTTGACATGGGTGTTAGTGCTTCACAAATTAGAACAAATGCAGAGAATGATGCAACTTTCGTAAAAGCTACCGTAATTTTTGATGCCCTTTCGTCAGAAGCTACTGGGGATGGCGCGGCTTTAATATCCATGGAAGGCGGGCCAACAGTCGAAGATGCTGTATTGTCAAAAGCAAAC